CTGAACTCCTGCGGGATTAGCCGCGCTGGCAATTCCACCTGTTCCACCTGTTCCACCTGTTCCTATAGTAACTGTATATGTAGTACCGGGAACTACAGTGAGCTGATAGGCCAAAGACGGCACTGATCCACCGGGAGTACCAGCTCCGTTGCCGCCGCCTGCGACAGTTGTAGAACCGCCAGCTCCGCTAGCTCCGCCTCCGCCTCCGCCTGATCCACCTCTACCAAAAACTACAACTGTGACAACACCAGCTGGACAAGTCCAAGAACCAGAAGTAGTAAAGGTCTGTCTAACTATCTTTGACATTATTCAACCCACATAACAACTATTTGTCCATTGCTTCCATTAGAACCAGTAGCACCATTGCCGCCGCCAGCGCCAGTAGTTGCGAGTTTTCCGCCTCCACCTCCACCACCACCACCAACTCCTCCTGATCCAGCTGTAGCCGAAGGAGGTGAGGGCGCATTATTACCGACAGCACCAACTGCTCCACCACTTCCACCTGCTCCGCCGTTCGGACCAGTAGCGTCTGCTGCAGGCGGTGGAGAACTTCCACCGCCGCCACCACCTGCTCCACCTACTCCAGCGACCGTTCCACCTGCTCCGCCTGTTCCATTACCAAAAAATGGAGAAGTAGCACCTGGCGCAGCAGTCCCAGCAACTCCTGCAGTATCACTCACTCCACCACTTCCACTTACATTTCCGATCATTGCGAAATCACCCAATCCAGCAATTCCACCAACACCAGTAGTGGTTATTCCACCAAATCCGCCACCTGCTCCACCAGAACCAGGCTGAAAGGATATTAAAGAGCCAAAGGATGATGCTGTTCCAACCGAACCTGCACTTCCTGCTGTACCACTACTTCCCGCAGGTGCTGCGACAGCACCAGCTCCACCTGCCCCACCAGCTCCACCCGAACCTATAGTAACTGTGTATGTAGTGCCAGGAACTACGGTAAGCTGAAATGAAAGTGAAGGGACTGAACCACCTGAACCACCAGCTCCTCCACCTCTTCCACCAGCACTAGCGTTAGATCCTCCTCCGCCACCACCTCCACCTGCTCCACCAGCTCCGCCTCGTCCCCAAACAGTTATGTTGACGATGCCCGCTGGACAAGTCCAAGAACCAGAAGTAGTAAAGGTCTGCTTAACGTATTTGGACATATCTAACTTTTCCGTCAATTATAGTTTTCTTACGACCTTTGTTAGGGGCGACTCTGCCATTACCAAAGGTTCCAGAGTTAGACTTCATGATTCCTTTGGTGCCGGTATTCCAAGTTGGCTTACCCATTTTTCTAAAAGACATCTTTCTTCTTGAATCCTCAGATACCGAATGTCCCTTAAGTGTAGCAGCCACCTTAAGTTTACTTTCTTCACTATTCTTTTGCCCTTTACGCGAAGGACCTCTATTGCCGCCAGGAACTATGTTATATCCATTTGGTGCCATGGTGTTGAACAACTTAATGTAGTAAGTCTCTCTGTGGTTCATTTCTTCTAAAGAATTACATCTCACAATCACTTTAATTTCGAAGTTATTCTTGCCATATTTCTCAATAGCGGATCTCAAATAATGACAATCTGAATGTGCATCACAATGTCTAGCCCATCTTTCAGATAGAGTTCGAACTGTTTGACCAACATATCGACTCCCATTAAGTTTATTAGTAATCATATAAATTATCATAGCTATATTTTACTCATCACTTAGCCGCCGCAATACCAATTTGTACCATCAGTAGTAATTGTGAACCAACCCCATGGAGTTTGAAGAACCTTACTCGCAGCAAGTCCTTCAATCTTTTCTCCACCACTAGGTGCGAGAGTGAGATTATTAGTCTGGAAGAATCCAGTCGAGTCAATAACTCTATAAAGTTTTCCTGCAAGTGCCGTAGGGGAAGGAAGTGTAAGGGTGAAAGCGCCACCAGAAGTATCGCATAAGATAGTTCCATCGGTAGACAGGATGGTATAGTTGGCGGTCTTTGTTGTAATAGCTGTAGTCTGAGTATTATTTATAGTTATAGAACCAGTAGCGTTAGTAATGGAAATACCAGTACCGGCATTGATGGTAGCCCAACTTAAAACACCACTACCATTATTCTGAGGAATAGTGTATGCAGCACCTTGAGCTGCGGGCCAAGTGACAGTATACGTAGTAGTAGTAGCAGATGCTAGTTGCTCGATATAGCCGGAAGTGGATCCAGCAAGTTTACTATACGTGGATATGATGCCACCGTTGAGCTGCACCAGATCTGTACTGTTATCCGTAGTCGTACCGACTAAGATATTGCCGGTAGAGTTTATTCTTAACCTTTCAGCAGAAGTAACGGAACCTGTCGGAGTAGTTTTAAAGGCAATATACGTAGCATTGGATGCGTTAGTGAAAGTCTCAGCGGCTACTATCTGTATAACGCCAGTTGAAGCAGCAGCAAACTGAGATGTTCCATAACCACGACCACTAATAAAGTTTAAGGTGTCGCCGTTTTGTACAGCAGCGGGAGATAGTAGTGTTCCCCTAGCAAAGTCGCCACGTAGTCCCGTCGTAGAACCAGTTCCATACCCTATGAGCTGTATCGGTCTCGCGGCACCAGTAGTATTTAGTCCCGTCAATATGGACGCTGCAACCGGAGTATTTGTCCCCAAACCAAGGGTGAAGTTAGTATTATCCCAGAAGAATTCAGCATTATCCTGAGCGAGAGCACCGGTAGCACCAGCAAATATCACACTGCCTGGAGTGAATCCACCAACCTGAGAACCAGTAACGGACAATGAAGGTGCTGATGTTAAATTTGGCAACGAGGTCAAAGTGCTGTTACTAGTTGCTGTGATGTTCGATGCAGTACCAGTTGTATTAGCTGCGTTGTTAGGAATGTCGCCAGAAACCAGCGCACTCCAGTTCGGCGCGTTAGCCGTCGAACCAGTTCCTTGGGACGTCAAAAACTCACGAGTAGTCGTTATGTTACCACCAAGTCTTGCCGCCGTAGGGGTAGCGTTTTCGTATATGATATCGCCAAGGGTAGTCATTGGCGATAATGCATCAAATGCCGCATTAGCGGTTGTTTGTCCAGTACCACCATTAACAATTGCCACTATGCCTGTTACATTACCAGCATTACCCGAAATATTGCCAGTTACCTGAGAACCAGGTAAACTCAATGCAGTAAGAGTAGTTAACGTAGAGTTTGTTGTTGCAACTAAATGGGTTACCAAAGAACCAGCAGTAGTGGTTACATCACCAGTCAACGCTGGAAACTGTGCAGCTTGTAAGGTACCAGTCAATTGAGTAGTTGGTAGACTTAATGCAGTAAGAGTAGTTAATGTAGAGTTAGTAGTAGCTGTGATGTTCGACGCTGTACCAGTCGTATTGGCCGCATTGTTTGGAATGTCCCCAGATACGAGTGCACTCCAGCTTGGGGCGTTAGCAATAATACCTGTACCTTGAGATGTAAGGAACTCACGCATAGTTGTAGTATTACCTGGTAATCTAGCGGCAGTTGGAGTTGCATTTTCATATATGATGTCCCCAAGTGTAGTCATTGGACTTAATGCATCAAATGCGGCATTGGCAGTAGTCTGTCCAGTACCACCGTTTAATATAGCAACTACACCAGTTACATTGGCCGCGTTTCCAGAAATGTTACCGGTAACCTGCGAGCCGGGTAAAGAAAGTGCGGAAAGGGTAGTGATTGTTGAGTTGGTTGTAGCAACTAAACTGGCTACTCCAGTATCGGTGATCGTTATGTCTCCGGAAAGGGAAGATGGTGTCCATTTACTTGTTCCAGATCTATAGATAAAAATCTGCGCATCAGTTGGGGCAGTGGATGAGACTGAAATACCCTGAATAGCAACAACAGTTGCTGCAGCTGCACCTGGTCCGGTTGCTGTAACATCACCAGTAAGGGAAGTGATCGCTGCTCCTGTAAAAGCAGATATTTGCGCCTGTAGGTTCTCAAAAGCTGTAAGGATAGAGTTGGTCGCGGTGATAGGTGTATTAGTTCCAGTTACATATCCAGTAAGAAGCTTGGCTGTTACTGCAGTAGCTGATAGAGTCACTGCACCAGTATCTGTCATAGTAGCATCACCGGACAGACTTACTGCCTTATAGGAAGTAATGCCGGTTTGATAGACCAAAAATTGTGC